AATAGAAGTCAGTAGTAGTAGTGAGTTAACTGAGATAGGAAAGGGAAACAAGATATATGATTCATCTAGTACTGAGATAGGAACTGTTGCTGGTGTGTCGTCAAGTACGATAACTCTAACTGGGACTCCTGCAACTGCAATTACTAGCACGATATATACTGACCAACTGAAAGAAGCCCTATATTTGGAACAGGTATACAAGGTTTCATTGGTATACGGTAAGAATGGTAATCTAGAGTTATATCTTAACAATGCACTAGTGAAGAAACAGAAGCACAATATTGCGCCTTTCGCTTTGCATAATAGTGATTGTAGAATAGGTAGGGGTCCGACAGATGGAAGTGGTGGTAATAACACACAATTCTTTGGTGAGCTATTTGAAATTGCAATGCATAAATCAAACAGACCCTGCACTACAATTGAAACTCTAACTCCGGGCTTTTCGGATATTTTGTTTTACTATACTTTTGGTGATTGAATGGGTACGACAGATAAGGGCAAGGCAGTATTCGTCATGAACGCTGGTAAAACGGAGTCAGATATCCTAGAGACTAGTTCACAAAATCAACAGGACTACGATTATGAGAGTCATGCTAGTAGAACAACAGAAGCATATCTATCTACATCTGTGAATCCATTGTTTGTACAGAACAACCTACAGTACGAAAACTCGGTTGCCGGTAGTAGTCTTGTTGATTCAGCTAATTTTATAGAGATACGAAATACCTCTCATGGTGGTTCTATTAGCAATGACATATCAGATAAGATAGGAAATAGAATATACCCAACAAACAATACTCTCACTTCCTTTGCAACCAATCGTGATGAAACACATTCATACAAAGTTAAGGTATTTGATTCACAGTTTGCTAATTCTGAAACGAATAGAAAGTTCGTGTATTCTACTTCAAACTATCCTGCTACCGAGGAAGTTGGTATAGATATTGAAAACTTCGATTATTTCATTTTGATAAATCCTGATACTCTTGCTATGGGAACTGATTCTATTCGCCCTCATTTTGCTAAGGTGACGAGAATTATTTCCTTTGATGAGTTTGGTGACGGTTTGGAATTTGAACCTGCTTATCCAACCGAACTCGATTTTGGTGTGAAGTTTGAAGTATACAAGGGTCCGGCAAAAACATCCACAGATATTGTCGCCGTCACTTATGGGTTGCGTGGAGATACGCTTACTAGTACGCCAAAGCATGATAGGGTAAATGTATGTAGTAGGCCAACTTGGTATTTCTACAATGACAGATTGGATGAGAAGGACCAGTTAGATTACATGACAAAGTATACTGCTACGCATTTGAGGTGGTGGAATTACTCGACTAATATCGCAATGGCATCAGTGACTACTCATGCTCCATTCACTGTCGGTACTAGTAGTATAAAATTCGTGACTGATGGCAGTACCACAACTCAAAAACTATCAGTTGGTATGTCAATATTCAATTCTAGCGATGTCTATCTTGGTAATATAGAAAGCATATCAAGCAACGATGTTCTTTTGGATTTTGCAAGAGTGCAGATAGATTCTGCGTCATCATTCAATGTCAAGGTGGGTAAGACGATACAAAATGTCATTTTCAGAACAGAAGCAAAATTCAACAATACGATTCATAGCTTGGGTAAAAGCAGACTAGAAGCAGTCTTAGTAGATGCGAATAAAGTTTCAGATGATAGCAATTCCAGTGATTTCTATAGATGGCAGAATGCTTTCCCTAAGATGCATCGACACACTGCTAATTCTGATACTACAACACCCACAACGCTTGATGGCAATCTTACTGGCCCCGGAAAGTACATCACATTTGAAAAGGCGAATTTCAAAAATAACAAGATTCCTCTCATCACACATTCCCAATTGAATCAACCTAGAAATAAAATGAGTCAATTAGCAGAATTCAATGTATTAGATAGCAGTGGTCTACAACACTTGAAAATAAAAGAAGAAGACGATTTGATTCTAGAAAGAAACATTTTCAATGGTGGAGCTATCTTACTTCCTGTAGTGGGTAAAGCCGCTAGAGATTCTTCTAATACCTCAAAGATTACATTAAGTGATATCAATAAGAAAACTGACTTAAGAGCAATTTTAGGAAACGGAGTGGGAAACAGTAAGGCAATTACTGGGGTACTTGTTAATACGCCCGGAACTCTTTCTGCTGGGTCTACTGCTACTATTCCTGTAGATACCGTAGACGCTACAGGACACTTTCAGGTTGGCGATATCGTCTATGGAAACAGTAGTAAGATAGGGACAATCTCTTCTCTTACTGCAACTCAAATTGTATTGGAGAGCAACGTATTGATTAATGTCACCAACAATATGAATCTTCAAAAGGAATCAACTGGTCCTAATTGCAATACGATTGTAGAGATAGATGGATATCACTATGTTGTTGATAGAGTGCATACTCAATTGAATGGTACTCAATCGTTTATCATAAAAGATAGTAAGGCAAAAACTGCAAATACTTTCAGTGGTAGTGCAGTCGCACAAAACTTTAGCAACAAGGATATGCAGGTTGCTCAATACACCGGCGTATTGAATACCACATTAACACCTGATACTGAATTTGACCTAGATTCTTCAAGATTATCATTGTCTGAAATTACTGTGGATAAGGAAAAGGCCAAACTGTATAATTCTAGATGGGTCAATGGGGTATTCAATAAACACGACAATAGGATTGACTATGGTGATAAGGACAATAAGTATCTCAAGATGCAGGATGCTGATAGGGTATTCTATCAAAGAGCGAATGAGAATAGAAGTAGATTCTACTATTACAAAGGCGGATATGCGATAAGTGATAATGCTTTTACTGGAATTGTAGAAGACATAACTAGTAAATCAGAACAGGGAATGACTACTTACAGTGTAGTGGGTAGAGATGAAACATCTAAGCTCTTATCTGAAACAGTATCAAAGAACACGGTATTCCTAGAGGATATACTACACAGTTCGATACCGCCTATTGTAAATAGCACTGCAATGACGAATACCGGAGATAGTTCTCCGTATGCCAACCTTACGATAACAGGAGCCACAGTCAATTGGGCAGGGACATTATCACCTGCGCCTAAAAGACATGGCCTATTATTAAACCAAGCAGGAGAGCTGATTGGTGAGGTTAAAACGGCCACATCTACTAGTGTCACTTTATATGATGATAATTATTCAACACCGACATCAACAACCTCTCTAAGATACTATCATCCGTTTGATAGTGTTTATGTCAATCCTATAACCGGCATGAAGGCTCTATCTAGTAATGAGGAGTTAAACACCGGCATAAGTGGATTTACTTCTATTAGTGAGAAAGCAATAGGATTCAATGATGGTCTTTCTTTATCAGGAACATATGAGGCTAACTCAGCAACATTTACTTTCTCGCAATTAAGTGCAACGTCAAATACTGGTTCTTACGCTACTGATAGAACATTAGGCTACGATATATCTTCACCTAGAGCAATATCCACTAACGATTCTATATTTGCTTTTACTGCTGGTAATGAAAACGGTGCTACGTTAGACAAGATAGATATCGCTTCTGTTAGTAAAGAAGCATTTGATGTCGTGCAGGTAAATGAAAAGGATGAGAGTGAAACCACATTGACAGTAGCACCAATATTCCCAGTAGTATTAGGAAGACTAGATTCCAATACTTCTGATACTAGAGGCAATGCTAATTTATATCTAATAAATAATACTATGGACACTGGTGGCTTTATTCATAGACTACAAGATTCTAACACTTCTTATTATGGTCCTAAAGAATCTATGAGATATTGGGATTTACAGAAGTTTGGTGCTGGTACAATAACAAAAACCCATAGTAGTATATATCGTGAGGGTACTCGTAATCAAAGAATACAAGGATATGCAGTTGCATATGGAGTCAAAGCAGATGGAACGGTGTTCACTCCTTCGGTGACAAATGATAGCAAGCCATTAGCAGGAAGCAATACCATAGATGGTTGGACATATGCCTCAAATTTCTTTGGTAGTAATGATGATATTCCCTTGATTCGGTCATACAGTGCCATTAGGAATCAAGCAGATTTTCAACCACATCGAAGGGGATATGCTCCGGGTGGATTAGAGAATGATATTCAATATGCATCCTTTGAACAAATAGACCCAAGAGCCGAAACATATGAACTTCTAGCAGTCGGAGATTTATTTCCTGCATCTAAACTCAGACCAAATAGCTTAGGATATCATACGAAAGAATACTCAGATTATGGTATAATCCTTGAGGGTAAATCATCAACTAGCTCTAAGGTTTCACATGAGAAATATACGGGACAAACTAAGCAAACACTGCAATCTGAGAATATGTTTGAAGATGCTTCAATCACATCAGCTACACAGACTACTAATCAATTTAGAAGATTCGGAGTAATGAGATTAGTAGAGGCTACATTTGATTGGCACTTTAATCCAGTGGATTACGAGTCTTTGCCGAATGCCGAGGATATTCCTACTGTTCAATACTTTGACTACATTCAAGCTGATTTACCACCAACTGCTGAGACTGCTAGTAATGCTATTGTCATTGATTCAGATGGAGTACATGATAGCAATACTGTAAGCGAGACTACTGGGGATGTATTTTATCAAACTATAATATCTGCAAATTTCTCTACTACGGATTCTGATGGCAGTACTTTTTCGGCAACCATTCCTGCGAATAGCACAAACTCAATTACTGTCAATAATAGTTTTGATTCTTATCCCGGCAAATTGACAAAGGTGGGAGATGTACTCTACAATGACTCTTATCAGAAACTAGGCACTATTGCATCAATTAATAGAACAACAAGAGTAATCACCTTTGAAGCTAATATTCCTGTTGATATTACT